TGAGGCCTCTAAAGTATACTACGCGATTACCGATCACTCAAAAAATGTTCTAGAGGGTGATTACAGTGGATATGATCTTACTCTTCCGTTCGAGATAAGATGGGCCACGGCCAGTATAACATATGAAGTGCTCAAGGAAATGGGATACAATGACATGGCTCTGCTCATGTTGCGTGGCGTTTTGAGTGATAGTTTGTTCGCTTATGTGTGCATGTTGAAGGATATCTTTATGCTGGCCGGAATGCAATTTTCAGGAAAATATGGTACAGCTGAAGACAACTCAATGACAGGTAAGGTTTTGCTATGTTATGCTTTCTATAAGATGGTCAAAAGTAGAACGAAAGAATGGCGCAAAGAAGTATTTGATAAGGAGATAATATGTCAACTATACGGAGATGACGTTCTAGCTGCAATAAGTGATAAATACAAGGAGATCTTCAATAATATCAGCTATGCTGATTTTTGCGAGAAAAATTACAATATGGAGTTCACAACGTCGTCAAAAGGAAGAGTGTTAGAGAAATTCATTGAAGTGGAAAATATGACATTCCTTAAGAGACGCTTTGTATTTTCTGACAAATTCAGCAGAATTGTTGCCCCCCTTGACTTGAACTCCCTGTTTAAGACGCTTATGTGGTATGAACCTTCAGGAGTCGCAACACCGCAAATTCAATACCTGAGCATAATTAATTCTGTCTTGCGCGAAATGATGTTCCACGTTGACTGTGATAAATTTGAAAAATTGAGAGATTATTTAGAAAATGAGTATGAGAAATTTTTCAAGTTGGAACGAGGGTCGATGTCTTCGAAGATTCCTTCTTTTGACGAGTTAAGTGAAGCGCTAAGTGGACCAGACGTTAAATGGGACATGAGAAGCGAATCCGATGAAATTACAATCCAGCACGATGGTAGTGTGGATGGAAGTACTACCCATGAGGATGGCAATTTTATCTTGTCTGTTCTTGCCCTTATGGCAGCGCGAGATAATGATCCTGATAGAAGATTACCTGTCTCTTTAAGTACAGTCAATGAGGTGCTAGTCTCAGGAGGTTCGATCGCTTCCTGGGATGAAGTGTTCCGATTTAGCAATACCATGGATTTTTTGAAGATGATGGAGAAGTGTAGAAGTACGCTACAAGATGAATTGAAGGAAGTGCTAGAGATGCTAGAAGATTTTCCAAGTCCGGCTCCTAGTATGGATACGCGAGACTTGCATAGGATGCCTCAGTATCATGAAGATGCTAATTTCCGTAGAGGAGTGGACCAACATGTGGCCCTGAAAGGAAAAATGGACGGTCTTAAATCGTCTATTCAGAGCTTGGATAGAAACATTGCACGACGGCGCCAGATGTACATGAATGCACAGTCAGCAGACGGAGATATGAAAACAGGGAGTGTTGATTCCGCGGCGATTGAAAGGAAAGAGAACGTAGGAGACGTGGGAGGTTCAGTAGAAGATGAGACCGCTATGGGTCTCGCACGACGCACGCGAATGGTTCCATCTACTAGGCTTCATTTAGATGATTTTTTTTCCCGCCCTGTGGAAATTGATGCCTTTACTTTTCCTGCATCTACTGATGTCAATAAGAGCTACAATATATGGGCGTCTTACTTTAATACTGTATCGGTCAGAGCAAAGTTGCGTAATTTCGCCTTTATCAGAGCAAATTTGAATGTACGAATAGCAGTTTCAGGAACCCCATTTCATTATGGCAAGATTCAGGTTTCTTATATTCCCTTTGCAAATTTGTTGCCCATTGCAATTCATTATGATGCCAATGATGGTGTGGCCAATTTGCGTAAAAATCACTTGAGATATCTTTCCCAGACCAGAGGTAATAAGGTCATAGACGTGAAGGAAAATAAGCCTTTAGATATAAAGATACCTTTTGTGAATTTCCAGC